TTTAAACATACGAACAGACTCAAAATTAGGGCCTAACAGCAACGTTTGTATTATAGACGATGTTAGTGCTACCGGTGGAACAGCAAGTGCTATATACGAGCTATTACAGAACTTTCAAGTAGCAAAAATGTGTTATGCCTGTGTTATTGACTTGACTTTCCTTCAAGGAACTGCTAAACTTAGAGATTATTGTAATATGGAAACTTATAGTGTGGTAGAATACGATGCGTGATATCATTTTAATTGCATTAGAAGAAGAAGCACCAAGAATGGCTAGTTGGGTTAATGTATTTTTTACAGGCGTTGGAAAAGTAAATGCAGGTATTACTGCCGGCAAACTAATAGAACGTTATGATCCAGAAACTGTATTTAACTTTGGTACAGCAGGTGGTGTAAGTGTATCAAATGGCATACATGAAATTAAAAACTTTGTACAACGTGATATAATGTGTACTGAATTAGGATTTGAAACTGGGCAAACACCATTTGAAGATGGCGTAGTTTTACTGAATGGTGATATAGCAGATATGTGTTGCAGTACAGGAGATAATTTTGTAAGTGACTACACAAACGAACAATTAATAGCAGACGTTGTTGACATGGAAGCCTATGCAATAGCAAAAGCATGTAAACAATCATTTGTAAACTTTAAATGTTTTAAATACATCAGTGATAGTGCAGACGAAAATGCAAAGGATGATTGGAAAACAACTGTAGCAGATGGTCAAGTGCATTATATTAAGATATATCAAGACTACATAAAAAAATTAAAAGAGGATCGTAATGAACAAGCAAACTGAACAAGAGCATAAGTTAAAGTTTGAAGAAAAGCAAATTAAGGATCAAGCAAAAAAGATAGCTGAGCAAAGTAAAAAGGTAGCAGAATTTATTAAAAATCAAGAGAACAAAAATGGCGACTAAAAAACCGCAAATACCATTACAAGAAGTTATGAAAGCCATAGATAAAAAAGACCGTGGCTGGTATAACAATCTTACTGCTGAACAAAAGAAGGCTTTTAGTGCCTGGATGATGATGCGGTATGCTAGTAGTGTACAAGGCGGTGAAGCACCAAACTATATCTGGATGGTGAATGAATTAGTTAACCACAAGTTTAGTGATATAAGTAAACACCCTGAGTTACAGTGGTTGTTATTAACAGCGGCAGGCAGTGGTAAGGTACAACATCACCCTTACATAAAGCCACCTAACAGTAAAAGAAAGAAAAACAAAGTGTCAGATGCTATTGCTAATATATATCCACATATTAGACAAGATGAAATAGACTTATTGTTAAGTATAAATGACAAAGATGAACTTAAACAATTTTTTCAAGCTCATGCTTACACAGACAAAGAAATAAAAGAGATACTTAAATGAAATGTAAATGGTGCAAAAAAGAGTTTCGCAATGAATCTACTCTTTCGGCCCATATGTGTGTAAAGAAAAGACGTTGGGCAGACAAAGACATGAGCCATATACGTTTAGGACACAGAGCATTTCAAATGTTTTATGATATGAATACTAGTGCAACAAAACCTAAAAGTATTGAAGACTTTATTATGAGTCAGTACTATGAAGGATTTGTAAAGTTTGGTAGAAGTTGTACAGTAAATGAATGGTTAGAACCAGAAAAGTTTACAGAATGGCTAATTAAGAATGGTATTAAATTAAAACAGTGGACATCAGACAGGCAATACGACAAGTTTGTCAAAGAGTACTGTAGAAAAGAACCAGGTCTTAGAGCATTAGAAAGAACTATTGTGTACTTGGCTAAATGGAGTGAGGATACTGGAGAGAAATGGCAAGACTATTTTACAACAGTAAGTCCTAGTAGAGCAGTACATGATATTAGATCGGCTAAAGTTAGTCCTTGGGTAATTTATTTAAGTAGCACAGGCAATAACTTATTAGAACGATTTAATGATGAGCAAGTAAAATTAATTGAGGATATGATTGATCCTCCATTTTGGATGAAACTGTTCCAAGCAAGTAAAGAAGAAGTAAAACAAATAAAACAAACATGTAAGGACGCAAATATATGAAAGTAAAACTAATAAGTCATTCACAAGGAGAATTCGCAGAAGACGGGTCAGCATTAGACTTGGTTGCCTATTGTGCTAGAGTAAGCAATCCAGAAAATCAAATGAATACTAAAACAAGTGAGAAACTTGTGAAGTATTTGATGAAACACAAACATTGGTCGCCACTCGAAATGGTGTCAGCATGTTTAGAAATTGAAACAACCAGAGACATAGCACGACAACTGTTACGTCACAGAAGTTTTAGTTTCCAAGAGTTCAGTCAACGTTATGCAGACCCTACAAAAGATTTAAGTTTTGAAATTAGAGAAGCAAGATTACAAGATCCCAAGAATAGGCAGAATAGTGTTGTAACAGATGATGCTAAATTACAAGCAACATGGGAAGACAAGCAACGCAATGTTATAAATGCTTCACTAGACGCATATAACTGGGCAACAAGCAACGGCATTGCTAAAGAACAGGCAAGAGCAGTATTACCAGAAGGCAACACAGTTAGCAGACTGTATGTTAATGGTACATTAAGAAGTTGGGTACATTACATCGAGTTAAGAGGTGCAAATGGTACACAATTAGAACACATCGAAATTGCAAAAGCATGTGCCGATGTTATTAGTAATATTTTTCCACTAGCAAATGAGGTATTTAAAGATGACTAATTACGATTCAGAAGACTTTTATACAACAGTATTAACAGGAGGTATGGGTACGGTAGATACTATTACGGTACCTTCAATAAATACAATTACTGTAAACGGTGCTTCCACTACCACTGGAACACCATACGTTCTATCAGACGAATCTGATAATATAACTATTAATACAGACTTTCTTAGCCACCAAACACTAACAGTTGGTGATGTTACACTTAGTCAAAGTACATTAAAGGATTTAGTAACACTTATAGACGTGTTAAAAGAATTGGATGACGATAATCCACTTAAATCATTATTTAATGCTAGAAAAATGTTAGACAAAATGAAAATAGGAAAATAAATGAACAAATCACCTGAAACAATTAAACGTGAACAAGAAGAATCAAAAAGGTTAATGGATGAGTATTTTGCTAAAGGTGGCAAAGTAACTGTGTGTGAGCCATTTGCAAAAACTGAGAATGTACCTACAACTGGTGCGTTCTTTGGTAAAAAGAAAAAACAACAATAGGAACATCATGAATGAATCATACGCAAAAGAATGCATTGTAGAATGCACAGATAACGGAAAAACATTAGAAGTGGATATTGGAGATTTTAAACCAGAAGGTTATATGTCCGTGTTTATGAATACTGTTAAAGTAAATTTACAATACGACCCTAAACATAAAATTTATGTGGGTAACATGGCTGGGCTAGAGTTTATAACAAAAGGTCCCAAGATGATAGGCAGTTACAGATAAATGGATGTACTAATAAAAGACATTCTTGCTCGAGAATCAAAAAGACAAGATAATACCATTGAGCTTATAGCAAGTGAAAACTATGCCAGCAAAGCAGTAATGGAATTAAGCGGAAGTATATTTACAAATAAGTATGCTGAAGGTTATCCAGGCAAACGTTATTACAACGGTTGCAGTCACATGGATGAAATTGAAACCATGGCAATCGAAGAAGTTACTAAACTGTTTGGTTGCAACTTTGCTAATGTACAACCGCATTGTGGTGCTAATGCCAATACAGCAGTATTCCAGGCATTTTTAAACCCAGGTGATACTATACTAGGAATGGATTTAGCAAGTGGCGGACATTTAAGTCACGGAAGCCCTCCAAATATATCAGGCAAGATTTATGATGCACACTCTTATGGTGTTGAAGAGGATGGCTTAATTAACTATGATGAAGTTTTGATGTTAGCAGAACGTCACAAACCTAAAATGATCATCGCCGGTGCTAGTGCATACCCTAGACAAATCGACTGGAAAGCGTTTAGAGAAATTGCTGACTCAGTTGGTGCATTGTTGTTGGTAGATATGGCACACTATTCTGGTCTCGTAGCAGGTAAGTGTTACGATAGTCCTATTCAGTATGCTGATGTAGTAACAAGTACAACACACAAGACCTTACGCGGTCCTAGGGGCGGTATTATACTGTGGAACAATGCGGAATACAGCAGACGTATTAACAGTGGTATATTCCCTGGTACACAAGGTGGTCCGTTAATGAATCAGATTGCGGCAAAGGCTCAATGTTTTGTAGAGGCTAATACAAAAGAGTTTGAGGACTATGCCCACAATGTTTTACTTAATGCTAGAGCATTTGCAAAGCAACTTACAGCAAACGGATTTAATTGCTTGACAGGAGGCACAGATTCGCATATAATATTACTTGATTTAACAAATAGAGGAATTAGCGGAAAAGATGCGGCTGACCAATTAGAGGAGTCAGGTATTACTGTTAATAAAAATGGTATACCCGATGATCCTAGAAGTTTTACAGAAACAAGTGGTATCAGATTAGGTACTGCGGCTGAAACAACTAAAGGACATGACGCTGACTGGTTTATACAACTAGCAGATAAGATTGCAGATATTATATAATGAAAATAAATTTTGATGTAGACATTGACATGGCAAATAGAGATGAGTTTCTTAAACTTATTGACCATGTACCTGCGAGTATTATCCGTGAAGGAGAATACACAAAGCACAACACCGGTGTCTACTTTCAACCTATTCCACAGTTTCCGCTAGAAGGCTACAGCACTATAGACCACAAAGAAGCAGAAGACTTAGGTTACTTTAAAGTTGACTTTCTAAACAACCATGTGTATGAACAAATAAAAAACGAAGCACATCTTGACAAACTACTAAACACAGAACCTATGTGGGAGTTGTTTGGACACAAAGAGTTAGTAGAACAATTATTCCATATTAGTAATCACTATGAAATTGTAAAACAACATACGCCTACAAGCATAGAACAGTTAGCAATGATACTTGCACTAATAAGACCAGGTAAACGACACTTGGTAGGAAATACTTGGGAAATAATTGAAAAAGAAGTGTGGGAAAAGACAGAAGGCTATTTCTTTAAAAGAAGCCATGCAATAGGTTATGCAACATTGATTGTCGTACAGTTAAATCTTATTGTGGAACAAGCAGGTACTAGTCGTTAGGAACTTTCTTTACTAACTGAATACTGCGTCTTTTAATTCTCTTCTTAAGTATGTTCTGCATACTTGTAACAGGTCCAAATAATATTTCAGTCTCTTTATTCATAAATGTTCTTAAACAATGATTGAACTCTTGCATTTCATGAAATAGAAACACATCGATTGGTAGCATACGGTTTGATTCCCACCACCATAAATCTGCATGTTCTAACATTAGTTTACGTTCATCGTTGTTCCTACATTTTTCAATATCGTAAAAACTTATAATTTGACCATCTCTATTTTGTACAATTCCGACGTATTCGGTACCATTGAACTCTAAACCTGTAAGGAATGGGAATTTTTCTTGTAAATCTGTGTGTTTAGTCATCAAACATATTTATAAGTAACTCTGATAAATACATATATTAAATGGAAGATAAAATATGTCGTATGGAAGTACAAATACATTATACATTTTAGGTAACCCGTCAATAGACTTAGTATTAACGTCTGACGGAATAACAACGGACAATAGACCAATGAATCAAAATAAACTAACAGTACATAAAGGGTTCGACTCTCAATTGAACTTTTTTGTGAGAAATAGAGACAGAGTTTTACAAAACTTAACTGGTAAAACATTATATGCTAGTGTTATAAACCCAAACACAAATAAGAGAGTTATATTCAAGCAACTTGAATTAATTAACAGCGGAACAACTGGAGAAGCAAAACTTAGTTTTGTACCAGGCGATTTAGCAAATTTGAGTCAAGGTTTATATCAAATTAGTATCAGTGAAAGCAGTGACAGTGGTGTAACACAAAGTCCTTTGTATGCAAACCAAAACGATAGAATTATTACAGACTTAGAAATTAGAAGTCAACTAGAATACGAACCTATTGCAACTCAAAAACAAATTACATTCCAAGCTCAAGGGTCGAATGTTTTTGTTACAAGTGCAATGTACGGTAATCAAGATCAAAACTTCAAACATAGTCAACATACTATTGGTATGTATATGACTGATTTTGTTGGTAACGTTACTATACAAGGTTCTGCTTTATCTAGTACACCAACGCAAGATAGTGATTGGTATGATATTAACGTTCAAGGCGATATCGGACAAGCTATTGTTCCTTACGTTTCAGCATTCAATGGAATTGATGCTTTCAACTTCAAAGTCAACACCAATTGGGTTAGAGTGAAATTTGCTAAAACCTCCGGATCTTTTGATAAAGTTTTATTAAGAAATTAGTTGACTTTACACAGAATGGTGTTATAATAGTTTTGTTATGCATCATCATGAACTCGTAGACAACGTACATCGATTACTTATGGACAATTTGCCCCTTAACAATGGCAAAACTCCAAGCGGTTGGACGACATTTAATTGTCCAATTTGTAGTGATAAAAGAAAACGTGCTGGCGTAATACAAAGTAATGCTAAAATTAGTTTCCATTGTTTTAATTGTCAGTACACAACTGGTTGGGCACCAAGTCCAAAACTAGGCGGCAAATACAAAAAGTTATGTGAAACGTTAGGAGTACCAGTTACGGCTATTCACAAAGTTGTACTAGACTTAATGAAACATAGCGAAGAATTGGAAATAGAAGAAACTAGTGATTATGTTTACACAGCGGCAAGTTTCGAAGTTCATAAATTACCAGACGAAACTACATTAGTAGAAGATTTACCAGACGACCACAAAGTTAAACAGTATGCAATAGACCGTGGACTATTAGGAAACTTTCCTTTATTGCATATTAACAATAGCATGTATAATGCCAGGCTAACTGTACCTTTTATGTATAACAATCAATTAGTTGGTTGGACTGGCAGACATGTAAATCCACCTAATAAAGAAACTGCAAAATACTTGTTAAACATGCAAAGTGGATATGTATTCAACATAGACAAGTTTGTAGACAGTGACAGAGACTTCGTTATAGTAGTTGAAGGAGTATTTGATGCTATACTTATAGATGGTATTAGTGTATTGGGTAACGGTGTTACAGCAGAGCAGGCACACCTTATTGACAAACTAAATAAACGTGTTATACTTTGTCCTGATAGAGATAAAGCAGGTAAAGACCTTATTGAGAAAGCAATTGAACTTGGTTGGGAAGTAAGTTTTCCACCTTGGAGTGCAGAATGCAAAGATGCCGCTGATGCGGTTAGTAAGTACGGCAGACTTCTTACACTTGCAAGTATTGTAAAACATGCAAGTAGCAATAAGATTAAGAATCAAGTAAAGGCAAAAATGCTATGAGTAAAATACTACTAACAAACGGATGCAGTTACACAGGAGGACATGATAATATTCATGACTCACAA